ACCAATGAGCTTAAACATTTGGTGTATCTTTTTACCTTTCTTATCGCAAACCCAACAATGCCAACTCTCATAGCTCTTTGATTCTTCATCAAAGTTTATTTCAAGTTTTGGTTTGGTGTGTTTGCAAAAAGGGCAAGTATAAGCAGCATTGCCCCTAGCAGTAAGCTTTCCAGTACCAAGTACAGAGTTTACTAGTGCAACTAGAGTTTGATTTACCATAACCATTAATATAAAAAAGAAAGCTTGGAAAACCAAGCTTTACTTTAAGTGATTTTATTAATTAATTAAACATTTCATAATTTTTTTTCTCAAACCAATCTGCCACCTCAACAAATATTCTTGCATTAGCATACTCACCGTTCATATAAACAACCCTTGACATAGTTGGATTTATTGTCATTACTGATTTTGGGATAACACCGGTTTGACCAGACTTACCCCTAGCAAATTGAGTATACCCATACTCAACAATCAATGCTTTTTCTGTTATTCTTTTAATTGTGAAATGTCTGCCAGAAGTTCTTAAGCCTATATTTGCAATATTTGGTAAAAACTTTTTTATAATAGGTTCATTTTCCATAAAACTAGTTACATCATCCCATGTAAATATACCTAGTTCTTTAAAAGTTTTTGTAGTTTCCGGATCCACATACGATTCATTTAATTGACTATTTTTAGTTAATTTATTTTCTACTAAGAATTTTTTTAAATTAAAATTATCCATGTTTTATATTATTAAGATATTCTTTGAGTATCTTTACAAAAAGTTCTTTTATATCTATGTCATTAGACGATTTTAACTGCTTATCAAATTCAGCTTGTGCCCTAGTAATAGCTTGTACTAATATTTTTGAATCTTTTATTCTAGGATTTAGGAAAGGAATAATAGCTCTTATAATTATTTGAATTGCTTCTTCTTCAGAATTTATTTGAGGTAATATACCCTGTAGTTGGGTATAAGTATCTATTATTTTTTGGGTTTTAACTACATCAGGTAATGTAGAGGCTTCTACAACTTTAACAAATTTTCCTTTTTCTCTAGGTTGGACGCGAGCTTTAATTTTATTAAGTATAGTCTTTAATTGAGTTTGTTTTTCTTTATAAAATGGGAGATCTAATAACATAGCTAAAACTAATTCTTTAAATTCTTGAACTGTATCTATTTTATTTAAAGAAGTTTTTAATGTTTGATTACTATTAATAGATTTAATTATTCTATTAATATCTGAAAGATTTTTTGTTGTACCTTGTTTAGTATCAAAAGATGTAGGGGAATTTGGTTTAGTAGATGTGCCTGGTTTAGTGGCATCACTGGGTTGGGTAGGTTTATCTGATTTAGAAGATTTATTTGGTTTTTTATTATTTTTAAGATATTCCAAATCATTTGTTGCTTTCTTCCAAAGAACAGGATATTTAGTATCAAATTTTTCCCAACTTGATTTATAAGGATTATCTTTATTTATAGAACCATCATCACCTATCCCAGATATATATTGTATTGCTTCCATACCATTAACATCCCAAGTATAAACATACAAAGGAACTAATTCTCCTAAATTATTCTTAGCAGAAGTTTCATCATAATCAGGAAGTTCTTTCCAGGTTGTTATTGTTGCCTCTAAAAGTAAGTTTTTATATATGTTAAATAATTTTATTTCAGCTAAATCTGGGCTACCGGTAGCTCCTACTCCTCGTAATATATCTTGAGCTTGAGAACTAGGAACAGGGGTTTGAGTAATTCCTGATCCTGCAGTAAATGCTGCTTTACCTCTCTCACCAGGTTTAGTAAGTACACGTTTTTCCCAAGGAATATTAATTTTTGGATCTAAACTCTTAAAAAATTCTCCAATAGATTTGGGATTTTTTTTAACTTTTTGGGCCCAAGATAATATTCGTATTACCTTTCCTGCTTCTTTAGCTTTAGGACTATCTAATGGGTATTGTTTAGGAAGTTTACTAAGTTTTTTATTAATAAAACTATCATTAATAATATCTCCTTCTTTCATATCAAGAATTTCCATAAATTCTTTTGAAGGTTGTTTATTATTTGTAATTAATGGTAGAAAATAACCTAATATAGTATAATACTTATTTCCATCAGGTTGTAAAGCTTTAGGGCTTCTAAAATAAGTTAAAGCAGCATCTGGTGAATCTATTGTTGTTTCTGTTTCCATATCTAAGACAGTAAAAGATACCGCTTGATTATCTTTTGCTTCTTTAGAATCTACTTCTACTTCTGCCCCAGGATCATTTACATTGGTGCCTTCATCTTCAATACTAATCTCGGACCCAGGAAACGTTTTTTTAATTATATCATTTACCTTTTTAACTATATTTTTACCAGCTTCTAAACGTTTTTCACCTAATCCATTTTTACCTGGGCCATCAGGATCATCATCTCCTGCTCCGGGTGTATTTGATATTAGACCTTTTATACCTAATTTTACATTCTTGATCTTTTTATCTTTGGCTTGTTTTATAATATCATCAGCTATTTCTTTAGCAACTTTATCTTCATCTGAAATTTCAAATTCTCCTGTATTAAAACCTACTTTAATAGTTTTTCCATCATTATCAGTAGTTACTGGATTATCTCCTGTAGATCCTGTATCACTCCCTATAATTTCATCGGCAGCTTCACTTGCTTGATCAAGAATATTTTTAGTAGAGTCACTAATGTTATCTAAAGAATTAGCTGTACCTTCAGGATTTTCTATAGTAGGGGGAACTTTATCAACATTAGCTTGAGCTTGAGAAAAAAAGGTATTAGAAGCTAAATTAAAAAGAATAATAAAAGTTAAAGTAGAAAGAATAGATTTAGATAAAACATTAGCATCTCCTGTTTTTTTATTTCTAAATAAATCAAAAATACCTTCACTTAACACGCCAAGATTTTGATTAATATAATCTGCTATTTGAGATATATTTTTAGATCCCTCATAATCTTGGATTAAATTTATTATTTTTTGGTACCCTTCATCTGTTAAAGTATCCTTTAAACCTCTTAACATAGAAGCAACTAAACCTACTGTAGGCTTTAAATTAAGTTTTTTAATTTTAGATTTTAAAGTATCTATTATCCCTTCATCAAGATTTTCTAATAATAAATTATTTTGTAAACAATAAAGTCCTATATAAGCTTCTAATAAAATTTCTTCTAATGTAGATCCTTGGGGTTTAGTTTCAATACCCGCAATCTTCTGTAAACGCAATACTTCTTCAGTTAAAATGTAAGTCATGCTTTTATTTTATTATAAATATACAAAAAGAAATTAAAATAAAAAGTCTTTCCTGTAAAATTTACCTAAAATGTTATCGTTAAAGTATTCTAAAGGTTTCTCTAGTACTCCGTACATAAATAAATATTTACACTCGTAGTATGTTAGCAGTTTTTTGCTGTAAACTAACTCTAATATTTCACGTTTGAATTCTTGCTGTTTACCTTCCTTCAACATTTCTAAAATCGGTTTAGCAGAGCCGTAATATGTTTTCCAATCGCTTTCCTTTTGGATTGTTTGGTGGGTTGGTTTACGACCTGCACCTTGATGTTCGGCTAATTCCTTGCGTGTTAACTTGCGTTTTACGTTGTGATACAGTACCTTCTTACCAATATACGATATCCCGCTGGGTATATGAGTAGTTATATATATAAACCCGTATATGTTGGGAGGAAAATCGTCTAGTGTTTCTATAACTTTATTATTGTATAACCACATAATTATATAAGATTTTTTACTGTTTCTATTAATGGATTATATTTTTTATGGATTTTTGGAGAGTATGATTGGAGTGAATTTATTATTAATTCTATAATTGCTTCTCTTACATATGGGTTATCATAACATCTTTTTAGCCCCCATATGTGTTTTACTAGATTAGCTTCATATGCAAATTGGGAATTAGAATATATGTTAGGTTCCCATTCTCTTCCATCTCCAACAAGGCCGTCACCATGAGTTATATAAGAACTATGTAATATAAAATCAAAATTTATATTGTATTTTTCTAAAAACTTAGGAAAAGCCTGTTGTTCTATAAATAACATTTTAGCATTTTTACCTATTTCATTTTTTATATTTTTATTTCTATTTATTACTTTTATAACAAAATTATACCAATCGTTTATAGGATTTTGGAAATTAGAAATATAAAAATTTATAGAAGCATTTATTGGATTTGATACATGATTAAACATATTTAAGTCATCATCATCTTCATTTAAAAAATATTTAGGGTATATATATCCATTAGGATAATGATTTTCATGACTAGTAACTACTTCATCATGATTAAATAACATATCTACATCAGGAATACTAAAAGGAGAATTTATCCATAAATCTGTATCTACCATAGTGAATGGTTCATTTTTTTCTGCTAGTAGTTTAGTAATATAAATTTTAGAAAAAGCAAAATACTCATTAAGATATTTTTTAAATGGTATATTATTTTCTAATTCATTTGTATCTATGTTGCTATATTCTAAATGTAATCCCCATTTAGATATTCGATCTAAATATTTTTGATTACAATATAAGTGTATTGGGCCAAAATATTTTTTCCAAGATATTATTGATAATAAAAGCACTAGATCATCTATAGGATCATAGTACTTACCTTCCTCTGACTGAGTATAAACATGGTAACCTTTCATAACTTAAATTTTATATTTTTATCTATCTATATTTATTAATATTGTAGTATCAGTAGTTGCTGTAGTTGGTAAAGGCTGAGCAAGTTTACCTATTGCTAGTAAATTTTGATTTTCATCGTATAAACCTACTGTAGTAATATAAGGAGCAAAATATGAACCAGTTACATTATCTGCTAAAATCCCCCCATTTGGTTGATAAAAATAACTCTCATCTAATACTGTTTCTGTAGCACCAATCTCAGCAGACGGGTTTAATGTAGCATTAAATTCGTTATCTCTGATAGTGCACTTATATTGGGTTTCGTATATTGTAAGTGAAGATGAGAATGAGCAAGTAACAGCAGATGAAGTTACAAAATTAAGTATGTCTGCTGATGACCCGCTTGTTATAACTGCAATTCCGTGAGAATAAAATATATTCCCGTATATTGTTGATCCTGATATTAGATTACCTTCTCCATCATCCGTAATAGTAAAGCTGCTTGACTTCCATATAAATGAGTTTGGTTGAATATAATTTCCAAACAAACGAGAAGGTATAGATATTACTCCAATAGTTGAATTAGAAGTTATAGGAAAATATTTAGCAAATGTTAAATCTGTTTGTTTATAATTAAAATACCGACCTGTTGAAGATGGTGATCCTACTAAAACATTTCCGGCTTCATTTGCCCCTGGTACTATATATCCTATATTAAGTGGATCTCCATAGCTGTATCCTAAACTTGAACTTAAATAATTTGAGTAGTATAATTCTTTAATTGAATTATATATTAAGCGTTGGTATTGGGTTGATCCTGATACTTGTCCTGTTTTAGGGTCAATAGTTGGATTAAATAAAGAACTTGTATTAAGCCCTAAAAATCTATCTATAGAAACACTTGATGCTGTCAGTTCAGATGCTCCTTGAAAAGTAAACGATTTGTTTACTTCAAAAGGAGTAATGATTATATCAGATGTTAAAAATTGTTTGTAGGCGCCCATTCATTTTAGAAATCTAGCTTAACGCGGACTAAGGCTTCTGATGTAAAATCTTTAGGTAATGGTCTAGATAGTTTAGCTACTGCTAATAGTTCATTGACATCATTATATAAACCTATTGTTGTAACATATGTTTGTGGATTGTTTATAAAGCTACTATATATTACTTCACCTGTAGATCCTGAAATAAATGATGGATTTTCAGAGTAATTAAATTCTGAGCTTCTTGCTCTTACAAAAATATAATCTGAGGTTATTGTCTCAGAAGAATTAAGAGAGCCTGTTTGGATAAGATTAAAGAAGGCTACATTAGGGCTGGGTGTAGTTGCTATTGTTGGCGCATTAACAGCGATTGTTCCTAGGGGTAAAGTGCTATTTATTAATATTGTTCCTATATCTGGAAGTAACCATCCATAAGCAGTTGTGTCAACAGGATTACCTGCTGAGCCTGATACTATATTAAATACTCTATTAGTTCCTATATATTGAGGAACTGTAACGTCCGGGCTATTATCTGTTAATGATACTGTTGTGGATCCGCTTTTAAGCACAAGAGTTAAAGATCCTGGTAGTAAAGCTTCTTTATATCTTGCTCTTTCAAAAGATAAAGCAAAAAATTGTGAAGAAGTAGTTGTTCCAAATACAAATTCTGCATTTTCGTCTCCTAATATTAAATCTTGATATTGCCCGTAAATTGTTGAAGAAGGAGAATTTTGAGGAACAGCAAGATTATAAGCTAAACTACCACTACCATTAGCATCAGCATATGCTATGTCAAATTGAGGAACAGCATTAACAAATCCGGATCCTGTTTGATAAACAGTCAGGTAAAATTGACCCGAAGTTCCTAAAGCTTGTACTGATTGAGTAGTTACGTTTGTAGCATTGAATATTAAAGAAGGGGTATCGCTTGACCATATGGGAGCTGATATAGCGTCTGCACTTACTATGAAATCTGAGGGATCTAATCTGTTAAATGACATGTTTTATATTTTAAGATACTTTTGTTATAATAAAAGGTACAGTTATACGAGCGCCACTATCTCTACCTTCTATAGTTAAGGTAGCAGTTAATTGTGTATTTGAGCCGAATAATGTATTAATTGTAGTTGCTCTTATATTAATTGTAGTTCCAACAACAGTTTTAGATACTGAGGTTCCTAAAGTTGTAGTTTGGTTAAGAGCTTGAGCTTGTGGAGTATTAATACCTACACCTTCAAATGTGCTAAATAATCTAACATCGGAAATAGTAGCTGTATAACCGCTAGTTTCAAATGTATTACCACCTAAATAGTTTAGTGTTTCTGGAGTAATAGCAATTGATGCTCCTTGTTTCAGGTTATATTGAGAGTTTATATTACCAATAATAGGCATCCTAGCTGTCCCTCTAGGTAATGTAATTAATTTATATTTCATTACTTGGGTTTCGTTAGGTATAGCTTCAAGTAAAGGCATATTTTCAATCGCTTGACCATAATAAGCAGATCCTGATGGGTGAGTTGGATTATATAATGTATAATCTACTTCATCATCTGCCAAAGCAAATTGTGTTATTTGAAAATTTCCTTGTGAGAGAAGCTGACGGCCTTTTGTTGTTAAAATAGCATCTACTGTTACTATTGAATTATCTAAATATCCCATTTGTTTAAATTATTTTTATTATAAATATATGTAAATTGTGTTCTTTTATTAAGATTGTGTTGTTATTAACTCACTAAGAGTCTCCCCAGATACTCCCTCTACTGTCTTAGTTACATATTCTGGTTTCATGATACCTGTACTTGTACTTCCTGGAGGTTTGTTTACTGCTAATATGATATTGCTAGGATCTTCAAAATATCTTCTTAATAAGAAGTAATCTGTATTAACAGATGGTGATATTCTTCTATCTAATATTAGAGTATAGGTAGGATATGTGCCGGGTAAACCTCTTTGGGTTTTTAAAGATTGGGTAACTCCGGTTATTATATATGTTTGTTGTTCAGTACCATTAAATCTAATTTCATCTCCTTCTTGAGGTTCAAAATCAGTATTAATATAATCAAAACCACTTTTTTCTATATTAGCTTGTCTTTGACCCCAAACATCATTTAACCCTGTACTTAAATCTTCTCCCCCTGTAAA